CCTTTGCCCCACTATACAAACTGTATAAAGTCTTTGGGGCTTTTAGTGCTGAAACTACTTGGTTTCCTACAGGTAGTTTTGAAATTCCAGATGCAGCACCCCCAATATCTCCCTCTACTAGTTTAGCAAATGATTTAGGAGCATTGTATGCTCCAGATGCTGCTGAGAAGGCTGAAGATGCCTGTCCTAGAGTTTGTCCCCCAAGTAAGGTTTGTGGGGCGTTTACAAGGTTTCTTATGCTACCTCCTACTCTAGTATTACCTGCCCAGTTCATAACTGACTGCCCAGGTTTCATTACGTATTTAGCTCCTTTGTTTGCGTAGTCTATTCCTTTTCCTACAGCTTGCCCAAAGCGAGTAGATGCTACTGGATTTAAGGCTTTAGTTGTTAGATTGCCTACTGTATTTGACAGCATAGACTTTCCTGTGTTTATTCCCTTTATTGCACTTCCGACAGCTTTTGGGGCAACTCTTGTAGCAGTTCCAAATCCTCTTGCAAGTGCTGATGCTCCTGAGCTTGTTCCTGCTGTTCCTAAAAATAGTCCTACATCAAGGGCTGGGGCTAAGTAGTCTTCTGCAAATTGATTCCTTGCATTGTTTATGCTGTTAAACATGCCCATAGAATCTTGTAGGCCTTGTTCTCCTAGATTCTTAAATGCAAAGTAGTTGTTCCTAGCTTGCATAGAGGCGTTATCTAGATCAAGATCTCCTACAACTTCTGCAGGATTTAACATCTGTACCCCGGGTGCAAACTCTTGGCTTAGTGGGTCAAATGATAACCCAACATCCCCATATTTATTTATTGCCGCATCAAGCTTAGCCTCGTATTCTTCAGGTGAAATTGTTACTCCAGCATTTTGATACTTACGTACTCCTCCTGACTGCATGTTAGCAGGAGTCTCAATGACTGTCCCACGTTGTGGTCCTGTTGGGAGATTTCGCACACCAGGGGGAACATTTTCGTATGATTTGACTAAGTGTCCCTGCTCATCATACTTCTCTATGTTAATTGGGGCTTTCATGCCCTCCGTAGTGAATGGGGTATTAGGAGGGACATTAGGGAATACCATACTTTTGTTAATGTCCCCAGCCTGGTGTGCAGGTCTCAGTCCTTGCTGTTGTTGCTCCGGTGTACGTGCAACCTCTATATTATTTTGCTGCTCGAACTGCCCAATAAGGTCAACGCCTTGGTTGTACGCCTTATATACGTCAAGTATAGATCCGGGAAACCCAGATGCTCTATGTCTGCTTAATAGGTGACGTCTTGTGGCGTTATCCATTACTCCCCGTTAGGTTCAAGGTCACCTTCTTTATCTAGTGCTTCACGCTTCAGGTCAATTTCCTTAAGCTTGATATCATAATCTTGTACAAGCTTTTGCAAATCTATATCTAGGCGATTAGCTTGGTCTTTAGCTTCAGCGTTGATAAGAGCAATCTCGATATCCTTCTGGCGGTCTTTGTCTTTCTCTTGAATATCCATTTGCATCTGCTGTTGTTGCATCTGCATCTGTTGTTGCTGCATTTGTTGCTGAGCTTGTTGCTGTGCAACTTCAAGTTCTTTTTGGGCTGCTTCAGCTTTGCGAAGCTTCTCTTTAATTGAGGAGAAGTTCTCAGTGTCAAGCAGCTCAAGTACTGCAGTTGCAGGCATCCCGTTTTGAATCATAGCTTGTGACAATTCCTTAGCTTGTCTGATGTTCTCTTGGTCTCTACCTGCATCGGATACAAAGATTCCGTATTCAGTCTCCATGTGCCCAAGGGAGTCAATGTCAATGTACTGCGCTGTAGTGTCAGGCATTACGTACATCCCTTTCTTCCCCGATATCCAAGCTTCTTTAGAGTAATCCAATAGTCCTTGGAGTTCTCTTTGCTCAAATCGTGAGAATTTGCGGAATAGATCTTCAGTTATGTGCGAGGACTGAACAATAGCTTGTTGCGAAGAGCCTTTGCCTTCGTATGCCCCAATAGTTCCTTGTCGTTGTCTATTAACCCCTGATATCTTCTCCCACTCTTGCATTGTAGTTTCAAGAAGCAGGATATATTGCTGGATTGTTTTAATTGACATATCCAGAACAGACTGGTGCTGTGGAGATAGTTGTATCCCTTCTTTGTTGTAGTCAACCCATGCAATACCAGTTCCTTCAACATAGTACATGAATTTGTCCATGTCCCATTTCTTTGGGATCATGTTAATATCAAACTGCGCAATAATGTCTTTTGATCGTGCGATCGCAAGCTCCATGCGGTACTTGAAGATATTGTAATTAATCTGGAACGGGATACCCAAACTAACTAGGGAGATATTATTTGAGTTAATGTCTGAGTATTTAAACCCGTTGACTGGGAGCTTGCACTCAGATGGGTTATCTATAGACGTACGTTGGTTGGGTATTGGGCTTGTCTTAACGTAGAACCTACCATCAATCTTAGTTCCTTCCCATATTTCGTTTACCCACTCCCACTCGAGTTTTGCCCCCATTTCCTTCATTTCTGCAGGCATGCGGAAAGATTCGTCTACCTCAAATTCCTCAATCATCCCAGTCTGTGGGTCTGGGTATGATACAAACCCAATTCTTTTTCTAGACTTCCAGTATACAGTTACAACCTCTACTAGTCTATTGCGGTAAGTATTGTCGTCTGAGCCTGTAGCCTCTGCTCGGTAGAGCAGGTATGTATCAACTGACTGGTGTTTTGGGTCTTCAAGTTCGAGACACTGTTCTTCACTCAAGTATTCCCCGTAGTGATCAATAACTGTAGATGCGTGTGCGTATCGTCTGATTATTGCCCAATCCCCATCTTCTACAAACTCTACATCCGGGTCCTTGTCAAAGTCTACATCAATCGGGTTGATTACATCGTAGAATGGTTCTGAACGCCTTACCCCTTTGTGTGAATACGCTTCCCCAGACACAAGGAAGTGGAAGAACTGCTTCTGGAACTTATCGTAAATCTCTTGCTCATACATAATGTAGTTCATAGCAGCTTGTCCTTTGATAGCTCTATCATCTACGTATGTACGTTCAAATTGCTCCATAACTTGGGGAGGGAGCAGTGGTTGCTGTTCCTGGATCTGTTGAGTCTGCAGGTCCTTGGGCTCAGCTATTTCTTTAAGAAACATAGCCTCTATCACAGTTCGAAGCTGCTGTTGTTTAGCTTCTTCTTTAAGGCTTACAGAGTCTGCGTTCTTTACAGTTACAGTGTAATTCAGTGGTCTCTTTGACTTTTCCCCAAGGAGTAGGTCAATGATTGGTTTAATGATTGGGTAGTTTCTAAGCTTTGATGGGAAGTTCTCTCTAGTCTTACCGTATGGTTTAATTACGTATCTGTAATCAGCTTCGTCTACTTCTCCGTTGTAATAGTCGTATAGGGCTTTGAGATTGCTTCTTCGCTCACTCAACCCAAACTTAGATATATTAATAAAAGCGTCAACGCACTCCTCCCTCCACTTCTTTGTCTTCTTGCTTAATGGGAGTCGTTGCTGCGGTATTTTTGCGGCTCCGTACATTCGTGTAAAAGTATAAAAATTATTTATAATTCCTGTCAAACCAATCGTCTTGCGACATATCATTTATAGTTTCCACCACCTCTTTATTATATAACTCTCGCGTATGATACATCCCAACCATAAAGGCCATGACCCGGTCAAAGTTACCTCGATGGTTAAACTTTATTAGTTCTTGCAATAGTCCGACATCATAAATCTCGTGTAAGTTAAGTCTTACCTTCCCATCTTCGTCTGTTGATCTTGGGGAAATTAACCAGTCTCTTATATAAAGCTCTCCTTGGCGTTTTCGTTGCTCGGTCATGTGCATCCCATATTGACGTCGTACATTTCTGGATTGCAATTCCCGTTTATCCAACATTTCAAATTCTTCCTGTAGTTTGTATAGTTTGCGGTAGCGCTTAGCATAAGCTATGAGCTCACCACGATCATTCTCAAACCCAATCTTTGCGTTGTAGTAGTCTGCAAGTAAGAATAGATTACGGTTGTATTCGTCCTGTGTTTCTGGGCGACCTACATAGCTAGCCACAATTATATCGTCAGGCTTAGATAAGTTGTTAGGTCGCTTGATTACATATGCTGCCCCGAGAGACTGGTTTGTTGTGGATCTCCCCTGTGCATACGGGTCATGGCATATTATATAGAGATTATGAGGTATGTTACCTTCCTTGGTTTTGAATGGGTTCTCATAAACAACTACACCCCCAGTTAAGTTATCGTCTTTCCTGTGTGGGAACTTTGTTATGGGCTTTACTCCTGGGTCTGGGCGAAACTCTACACCTTCTCCCTTGTGGTATAGTACTCCTGCGGTTCCCTCTTTTTCTAGGTTGTGTGCCTTGACTCTGTTGTACTGCTCCTTCAAAGACGTTACGTCAAAGATGTTGATTGTTGTTTGGAGTGTAGCTTCTTGTGGGGTAAATGGGTGCTCAGCTGTGTACTGGTCTAGTGCTTTTGGATCGTTGGCCTTCTTCTTGTTTTCTCTAGCTGCCTCCTCAAACTCTTTGGCCGCGTTAATTAGGGAGTTCCCGTCTTCATCCATAAAGCCATCTAAGTTCTGGTAGATAGGGACAAAGTATCCGCACTGTGTGCCCATAGCTCCTGCGTCCCACTCATTATCAAAGGCTAAGCAGTTGTATGCCTCCGGGTGATAAAACAATTCTTCTAATGATTCAAACCCATGCCCCTCTTCACCCCCAGTACCGAATGCTATCATTGTACCTAAGGTCTTAGAACCTTGTTTCATTGTAGGCATAGCAATCTCCCACGCAGTTAACAGCCCAGAAAACGAACCAGCTTCTTCAAAGAATATAAGTTCCCCTGCTTTACCTCTGACTTTGTGCGGATTGTCCTTTAGTGATACCCCTATTATTTGTGACTTCATCCCCAGTGCTACATCAGTCCCGTTGACTCGTTTCTTGTACCCCGATTGCTTGTGCATTTCCTTGTCGATCAGACGAGGTTGTGTCCATGCTGTGTTATCATCTATGAATGATATAAAGTCCCAGGTTTTGCTGAGCAATCCGTCCCCAGTTAGGTATTCTTTCTGCTCTGCGAACACGAAGTTCTTAGAGTTACGTAGGTGGAAGTAGTTACGTGCTAGCATACTCCCGGCTTTGTAAGAGAATCCCTTACGTCTAGCCTTTAGCACAGACATATGTTTGTTTTCTTTTCTGCAAGTGTCTACTGCGTGGTAATAGTGGTAGTCCCCATCGTAGAATGCTGGAAATGTACGCTCTCTGCGGGCCTGGACTGTCCCATCTGGGAGTACTTCGTCTACTGCTCGGTCAATTGGGCAATAGTTTAAGTAGAAGTAGTGATATCCAGTGATCCGTACCCCATCTACCTCAAATCCGTATAAACACCTATCTCGT